TTATGCATCACCTTCGACAACAGCCAGGATAATGATTCCGAGGATTACCAGGAAGATGAAGAAGTACTGTTTCTTTGTCAGCTTTTCCTTCAGGAATATTCTGGAAAGCACCAGTGATACGACACATACGGAAGAGATGATGGGAGCCGCTATGGCACCGTTTCCGCTCATTGCATATACATAAGTGAACTGACCTGCGGTTTCAAAAATTGCTGCAAGGATTTTGTCGCGCTGGGTCGGAAGTTCGAATTTGACCTTCTTTATTTTCATGAAGATGAAAAGAACTATCGCAACGATGAGGAAGGTGAACTCATAAGATGTGTTTGCGATGAGCTCTATATTATCTTCGGTGACACCGGTGAGATAAGTGGTCTCGATATCGAGCCAGTATATATCAAGGAACGATCCTACGGCATCGATTATCGCGTAGCAGAAGGGCATTGCAAATGCGACAAATGCCATCTTCTTACCGAGCTTTTTACTGCGGTCGGTATCGCCGTGTGTATCGAGGAAACCTACCCCCAGGATACCGACTAAGATAATAAGGATCGCGGCGATCGAAGGAGCATCAATGGACTCATGTAATATGACCGCACACATGAGTGCAACGAGAGCACCTGACGTGTTTTCTATGGGGTCCGATATCGACTCTTCGACAAAACGCATTCCGAAATAGGAAAGAGCCATGGAGAGGATATAACAAAGCGATACGGGTGCATACAGAAGAAGGTTTTTGGGATCATACGCAAGTCCTTCGGTAATGAGTACGAATACCGCATGAAGACCCATGACGACACCTACGCACACGGTGATCTTGAGATGAGAGTATTTCTCATCGGGGCGTGCGCCCTTTTTGTAGAACAGTTCCGCCAGACCCCAGATAAGGGTAGTGGCGAGTGTGAAAAATAACCACATATAAAATCTCCTTAAACAATAAAATTACAAAGTGATTCTAATTTATCGTAAAGAGTATTAAATTGTAAATGACTTCATGGAAAATCAATGTTAAAGAAGCCTGTATTCATGCGGCCTTCAGAGGTGTAAAATTTTTTTTGAAAAAAGATAAAAAAGATGATTGACAAGAAGTTTTATCTTTGGTATATTACCATTTGTTCGCGGAAGTGTTGGAATTGGTAGACAAGCAAGATTAAGGTTCTTGTGGCTTCACGGTCGTGCGGGTTCAAGTCCCGCCTTCCGCACGATAAAACCCTTGAGATAATCAGGGGTTTTATTTTTTTGTGTGCACTCCGTGTGCACTAATGCGGAAATGTTCATATTATGCCCCGAATCTTTCTGTAAAGTGATCATTTAATTTTTCTGTGAAATCCTTCTCATATTCCGAAATAGTTCCTCTGTAATGTGCATTAAGGGTCTGATCGTTACTCCATCCGCCACGGCTCATTATAATCTCGTTAGAAGCCCCGAGAGCGTGCATTATGGATGCAGAGTAATGTCTTAAGTCATGAAAGCGAAAAGTCCTCCTGTCGAGCCTTTTAAGAGCCTTAATGAAGCGGTCAGTAATTCGAGCAGGGTCAATATCGACAATGTGTCCCTCTTTTGGTAATTCATCAATGACAAATTGAGGGAGTACAACATCACGGGTGCTCATATCAGTTTTAGTTCCCTTGAGAATCCATTCTCCGTTTGAGCTCTTAACAATGGCTTTGTTGATGTGAATCACGTTCCCGGAAACATCATCAGCGGTCAAAGCTGAAATCTCTGATCTTCTCAAAGTTCCAAAAGCAGATAACAGAACCGCCCGGAAGAGATCAGGGTCTTTTTCCTTGAGATAATCGATAACGGCATCAATATCATCCTCCGATGGAACATTAACCTTCTTTTTTCCGAGGGATGGGAGATCGATTCTCCAATCAATTACCACAGACCGGGGAAGAACTTCCATCAATGAGCTCCTGACAAGTGACCATGCATTTTTAACGGACTTTGCGGAATAATGGTCAACATATTGCAGATCAGTTATCCATCCGTTAATTATCTTGTCATTGAGCTTCAAAACCCCATAATCTCCGATGCCATTAAGAGCATTGTCATATATGGTCTGATATCCTCTCATTGTGGCAGGCGATATCTTGCCTATTTTCTCTTCATTACGTTTGATTTCAAGGAATCTTTGAACCGCATCACGAACGGTCATATCCTTGCGGTCTATGTTCTGATTCTTTCTCTGTTGGAGCTCCATCCTTTTGGCAAGTTCTTCCGCCTCACGTTTGGTGCTTGCGGTAACGGATTTCCGAATCGTGTTCCCTTGATTGTCCTTGCCTATGTAGACTTGAATCCTCCATTTTCCTGATTTGAGCTGTACAGCTTTAGCCATATAATCACTCCTTCCTTTGTTTCAGCTCGTTCTTTGCCTTCTTATAGCCTTTGTGATATCCATATGTATAAGATTTGATAATTGCCTCATGGGGGTCTGTCGCACTTGCCACTAATGCAAGATATCTGTATTGCCATATGTTAAAGAATCCCGTTTTGTCCTTTTTCTCGGAGAAGTCCCAAGCGGTATTAAGGGCTTTAACGAATCGTGCACCTTCTTTGTCCTGCATATATCTCTCGATTTCCCTTTGAGCCTGCTCGGAGCTCATGGGTGCTTTATATGTGTGCTCAAGAGGTAATTCTTCGTTGTCGTTCTCCGGGCTGTATTCCTGACGGGCTTTCTTTTCGAGCTCTTCACCTTGAGGCAAAAGGGCTTTTGCTTCATCAAGGGACTTTGCCTTTATAACGATGCCGGAATCATTCTTGCTTGCATGAGCATAAACCTCACTTTTGGGATATCCCTCATCAATCATCATGATTACTTGTAATGCCATAATTACCCTCACTTTCTTGTTGATTTGCTTGTTTTACGTTTCTTTGGAGCTGATTCCGTGATATCAGGCACGGAAACCTTCATGCTTTCATCTTGACCGCCTCCCTTCTCATTGAGTAGTTTCAAGGCATATTCCTTGATCTGATTGCAAAATGCTTCAAGCTCGGAATATGTGAAATCTTTAGCGTGCTTGATATCTACACCGGGACAGATGGAATAACAATCATCATCAGGGTCAAAAGTCCATCCGAAACCGAGCTCTCTTAATAAGTTGCTGAATATAAGCCCTTCTTTTGTTACGATGTGCATCAATTGTTGATATTCAGCGTATGTCTTGCAGAAGCACCTATCTTTCCCAAGAAGATACCCGGAATCATAATCAAGTATCTGTGAAATGTTTTCTGCTATGTCTTTGGGGAGATGAACTTCACCTTTTTGATATTTTGCAAACGTCTGCCTCTGAATATCTAAACCGAATTTTTCTTTGTAGGCTTTGCGAATAGATGTGCGTTCATAACCTCTGTAATTCATCAATTCGGTTAATCTTTCACCGAGTGTTTTCTTTCGCATGGCTAATTCTTCATATGCTTCATCATTCTTTGCCATTGGCTAATCCTCCAAAAGTAACTTGAAAAAAGATTTTTTGGTCACGCTCGGACTATTGCACGTTATTCGCACGGCATTTTATATTATTGTCATGCAAAGCGAGCATGAAGTCCGCTACGTTATAAAAATATCATCGATGGTAAGAAATTTCAATAACAAATTTTAGAAAGGGTGAAGCAAATGAAAATCAACAAGAAAAAACTTGTTTGCGGAATGATTGATGCAGGCATTAACAATAAAAAGCTTGCTGAAGAATCAGGGATTTCAATAACAAGGATTTCAAACATAAAGCAGGGTGCAAATACCACCTTCGAGATGGCAAAGAAAATATCAAAGGTTTTAAACATCCCGGTGCAGGAACTTATTGATTTTGATTCTGAAGAATAGGAGGGCTGATATGCCGAGAACATATTTATCAAAAAAGCCCAATGATCTTTATGCACAGACCATCCGCTCTTTGATTGCAGGGGCAGAAGCAAGGCTGAATCTTCCAAGATCAGAAACGGTCAGAGCAAGTCAGATGAGCTCTGCAAATTTCTATAAGGCATGGAAAGACCCGGGGCTCTTCAGGCTTGAGCAGATCACATTGATATTTGATTTCTTGAAGATTAATCCTGCAGAACTAACCAAGGCAATGGAGGACAAGAAATCATGAAGAAAGTGATTCTGCATCCGTTAAAGATAACGGAATCGGGAAGGAGGTTTGCTTGTGGGCGATAATACAGAATTATTTCATGATATTTTGAATCGTTTGGGAAGGGTAAAGAGATTGCCTTGCAAGGATGGAATCATTGAATCCTATCAGGCAAAGTGCCCGTGCCACAATGACAAGCAAGCATCCTTAACGGTCAGCTTATCATCCGAGGGCAAGATTCTTATTCGAGATCATGCAGGATGTGAAACGGAAGAGATTGCATCTGCTCTCGGTGTAAAAATGTCGGACTTATTTGCTGATAGAAAAGAAAACAAGAAATTGACCGCTCTCGATAAAAAGGTTTGGTATTACTCCCACGAATACGAATGGGAGGATGAGAACGGCAACAAGTGCAAGGGATATGGTGAAGGTGTGCACGTTGTTGCGGTGTATAGCTATTATGACGAGCAAAGGAATTATCTATACAGCAAAGTAAGATTCGAGGGCGGAAGGATTCCCGGAAAGCTTATTCGTTACTATGTGATAAATGAAGCAACGGAAACCGCAACGGCTTGCATGGCATCCGAGGTTGAAAAGGTTTTATATCGATTACCTGATCTTCTGAAGTATGGGTGCAAGGCTCAAAAGGTTTTTATCGTTGAAGGTGAAAAGGATGTAGAAACCTTAAGAGGCTTAAGAGATTCTTATTTCATGTGTGTGACAACGGCAGGCGGTGCATCGGATTGGAGAGAATCGTTTGCACCTTATTTTAAAGGGCTTAACGTTGTCATACTTCGGGACAATGATTCTGCAGGGCTTAAGAATGCAGAAATCATCATGAAGGATTTGAAGCGGTATGCATTCAGCATAGCAATTGTGAATCCCTCTCAATTAGATCATGGCGATGTGACGGACTATCTCCAAAAAGAAGATGGAACATTAGAAAAGCTTAAGTCCATGATTGAGAATGCTCCCGTGAATTATGCCCCATGGGTAAACGGTGATAAGAAATCTATAAGCATCAATTCGGGAATCCTTGCAGATGTAATAAGCGAAAATGAATCATATAAGATTGTGCGAAATCCGCTTGATGATAAGGAATCATTCTTGCTTTACAGAAACGGTGTTTATACTCCGCAAAACAAAAGTGAGATGAAAGCAATGATCAGCAGATATGTCCCTGCTTATAAGATATCTGACACGATGCTGAATAATACCAGGGCAATTATATTTTCGACTTATGACAATGTTGCAAAGATAAGTGATCTGAATTCCGATTCGGAATATATCAATTTCAGGAATGGTCTATACAACATCACAACAAAGCATCTTGAACCTCATTCTCCTGATATCGTGAGCACGTTCCAATACCCATTTGATTACAAGCCTTGTGACAAGTGCCCGAAGGTGTTTGAAAAGTATATCACGGATGCCTGCACAAAGCCGGATGGTTCTGTTGATCAAGATCAGATTCTTATCATTCAGGAATACATGGGCTTCATATTGAGCAATATTCCAATGTCACGAATAAAGAAATGCCTTGTTCTATGGAGTAAGCTCGGTGATTCCGGGAAGAGTGTTCTCATCAGATTGATTGTTTCAATTCTCGGAATGGAAAGAACCGCATCAATAAAACTGTTGGAGCTTGTACCACAAAACAGATTCATTCTCGGAAATCTTCCAAACTGTCGCTTGATTGCTTGCGGTGACGAGAGCAATTCAAACATCACAGATTCATCAACCTTTAAAGCTTTGACCGGGGGCGATGCCGTCAAGATCGAGCCGAAGGGTGTTCAGCCTATATCGTATGAATACAGAGGCGGATTCCTGATTGCCTGCAATGGCTTGCCCTGCTTCACAGATGATAAAGGCGGACATTTATTCGACAGACTTTTGATCATTCCCTTTGAGCATCACATAACAGCCGAGAACAAGGATGCCATGATGGATGAAAAGCTCAAGAGAGAGATTCCCGATATCGTTTCATGGGCGATAGATGGTCTGCATCGACTTATTGAAAATGGTTATAACTTCACACAAAGTGCATCAAGTGAATTTTCAAAAGAAGAGTATAGAAGGCAGATGGATAATGTTTACCGCTTTGTTACGGACAATTATGAAATCACTCTCAATTATCATGACACGATTTCAAAATCTGAATTCGAAAACATATATCACGGATGGGCGGTCATGGATGATTCAATCCGAGAGGTTGAGAGAAGAAATCTCCCGGCAAGGATGGAAGGGCTCGGAATCGTGAGCGGAATCGGTGATGTAGGGGACAGAAGAAGGATTGCTGTATATCGAGGATTAAGACCAATTGAACAAAGCAAGATGGAGGCAAACTATGGATGATAACAAAATGGAAATAGTTAAGATCACTTCTGTGATGCTTATGCTCCTGAAATCAGATGCAACGGAAGAGAATGCTTCAAGAGTTCTTATGCTGTTTAACACACTTGAGAAGAAGGGATGCCACGATATATGCGAATATTACAAGCCTGATATTCAAAGCTATATCAGCAGACTTCAGATGAAGATGCACAATGAATGGCTATTACAGTTTTAATTCTATTTTTACGGAGAGAATGGAGAGAATGGAGAGGTATTTTTGAGTTAGAAAATATTTTTAACATAACAAAAATAAATAGGAGTTAGAAAAAGGCTCTCCATCCTCTCCATATTCTCCATGAATCTTTTTTATAACGGCAAAAAGAAGGGAGGTCGGTAAGCGTAACCGAGAAAAAAATAAACCCGTTACCCTCACATGATTGATTGAAGGATACCGCATATATAAGATATTTATAGATATTCAAATGATTAAAAGTGACAAGAAACTTGCTTAATTAATTGAGGTTAATCATGGAGCGTTTGACGGAAGAGGCAAGGCAGGCAAGGGCGGAATATTTAAGAGAATGGCGAAAGAATATGACCCCCGAGCAGAAAGCCAAACGGAATGAATACCATCGCAAATACTATCAGGAGCACAAAGAAAAGATAAAGCAGAATCGTGTTCAGTATTGGAACAAGCGAGCGGAATCCGAATCAAAAGAAAATTCATAACAGATCAACAAACATTTCAAAAGGAGATTAAAAGAATGGATAAGTACGATATTGCAAGAATCAATAAGGAACTCAAGGATATCATGCATGATTTCAATGAATCATATAAGTTTCATTGCCGTGCATCCCGTGAACAGTACATGAAAACACTCCGCCCCGGTTCTCCCATTCCTGCAGAGGGAAGAATCTATACAGAAGAGTGCAAGAATGCATATGAGGTTGATTGTGCAAAGCTTCGTGAAAGAGCAAGAAACACTCTCTCTGATTGCATGAGCAAACTCAAGACAAAGGTCACGGATGCACCTTCTGCAGAAGCGGTTAATTCAATCGGACTTCTGAAGATCAGAAACGATGTGAAGGAAGATGAGCTGAAAGATTTGGTTGATAGATACGGGGACAATGTGCAGGCATATAAGGCAATCAGCTCGATTGCTGAAGAGCACGGCATTTATGTTTTCGGAAAGCATCCTGCAGAAGTACAGATGCAGATGATTGATGATCTGGCACATTCACTTAATAAGGCACTTGTTCCTCACAATGACAAGGTAAGTGATGGACTTATTGCTTTGTATAACCTGCACATTGATCAGACATTCCCGGTTGAAGAGTAATGATGAACATAGGAAAGCTCTTTCATGTTAAGACAATTGTATTTTATGACCGAGAGCCGATAACGGAAAAGGATTGCATGATTTATAACGGCTTTCTTGTTGTAGATTCTGAATCTTCTGATATCAGCCCCACATGGTACAACATCAATGACATTAAAGAACTTGTCGAAGTGACCGTACCCCAAGCAAGCAGGAATCAAACGATGAGAATATTTTGAGGGGGACTATGGCAACAAACCCGAGATGGAAAAGCGGTAAGCGGAGAAAATTTCAGGCACGGTTCAGGGCGATGAATCTACCGTGTAGCATATGCGGAAAGCCTATTGATTATTCAATCCCATCAACTCCGCAAGAAAAATGGAGTTTTGTAATAGATGAACGGTGTCCCGTGAGCAAATGGAAAGAGTTTGGATATTCAAGCCCGGAGGAGTGTGCGGATGATCCCAATAATGTTTTCCCTGCTCATCGATACTGTAATGCTCTCAAGGGAAACAAGGTCGGGTTCAAGATCATTGATGACCCCAAAGCAAAATTGAAAATGAATCGGCTCGATGGTAAGTGGTGATAGGGTGGGGGAGTATCCCTGGGGATGCCCTAATTGCTCCCAAGCCGGTCAGCGATAATCTATAGGGCTCATATTCGGTCAATAAGGGTGGTTTCTTATTATGGACGATAAAAGTATCAAAAGCGAATATAAAAGGCTATATGACATATTAGAGCGTGCAGAAGTGCCACAGAAACAAAGGGAGGTTTTAGCTCCTGTGATTGATAATCTTGCATGGATGAAGGTCAAACTTGATCAGACCCGTGAAGAGATAAAGGATGCCTCTGTTGTATGTGAATATGACAACGGAGGCGGACAGAGTGGAACAAGAGAAAATCCCATTTTCAAGGGTTACGTTTCTTTGTGGCGGTCATACATGATAGGGCTTGAAAAGTTTACGTCATATCTGCCGAAAGAGATGCAGGAAGAAGTGCAATCAGAAACAGCAGATATATTGTCGCAAGTTCAGAGGATGAAGAAGGCAACATGAAAGGAAATCAGATTCCAAGAATAAAAATTGAGCCAAACAGAACAGCCACAGATGGCAAGGGTGCTTCGATGCTTATGAAAGCATACGGGGTTGAACTTGATGAATGGCAAAGATTGATAATTGATTGTTGGCTCGGTAAAGATGAATCGGGAGAATATACCGTTACTTCTGCAGGGCTCTCCGTACCAAGGCAGAACGGGAAGAATGTTTGCATTGAAGCCCGGGAGTTTTACGGACTTGTTATCAATGGAGAAAAGATTCTGCACACAGCCCATCAGGTCAGCACATACAAAAAAGCGTTCAGAAGATTGATGGCAATGTTTCGTGATAAAAAGCATCCTGAAATCGTCAAAGCGGTTAAGAAGATCAGAGAGGGTGTCGGCGAGGAATCCATTGAGCTTGTAAACGGTGGGCTTATAGAGTTCAAAGCAAGAAGCAGACAATCCGCAAGAGGTTTTGACGGGATATCCCTTGTGGTCTTTGATGAGGCACAGGAGGCATCTGATGAGCAAGCAGAAGCAATATTGTCCGTGCTTTCAGCAAGTGCAACGGGAACAAGGCAGATCATTTATGCAGGCACTCCGCCCTATACGGGATGCAATGGAGAAGTGTTCAGAAGATTCAGACAAGCTTGCATCACGGCATCCGGGAAGGATGAAGAGATTCACAATTCATGGCATGAATGGAGTATTTCATCCGATAACCTTGATAAGATTGATTTTTCAAATCGTGAATTATGGTTTGAAACGAATCCTGCTCTCGGTTATCGCTTAACGGAAGAATTCACAGAGGAAGAGTTTAAGACATTAAGTCCGCTCGGGTTTGCCCGTGAGCGTTTGGGGATGTGGTCAAAGCCTGCATCCGAGCAAAGCGACAAAGCAATTGACCCGAGAGCATGGAATGCCTGCAAATCAAGTGAGCAGAAGCCCGAGGGCAAGACAGCATACGGGGTCAAGTTTTCTGCAGATGGTTCACTTGTTGTATTAGCAGGAGCAACGATTCCGACAAACGGAAAAGGAAGAATAACTGTCATTGAGGTCAGACAGACCGGGCACGGCATCACATGGCTTGCGGAATGGCTCAATGAAAGATACAAGATTGCATCTGTTGTTGTCATTGATGGAAAGAACGGTGCAGATCTTCTTGTCGATAAGATTCACGATACATGGAAATTCAAAGATTCCGTTATGAAACCGAGTGCAAGGGATGTGGTCAATGCCACGGCTTTATTGATAAATGAAATCAATGAGCAATCCGTCACATGGTTTGAGGGGCAAGATGGGCTCAATGAATCTGCTCTCTCTGCTGTGAAAAGACCCATTGCAGGAGGATGGGGATTCGGTGGAATGGGCTCGGAGCTGATAGAAGCTTGTAGCCTTGCCCTTTACGGATGCCGGAATTCAAAGCGGAATCCTCAAAGAAAAATGAGGATATGTTAATAGAATGGGCTTCAGTTTGGGATGGAAACAAATGCTTGTAAGCAGAAATAAAGAAGGTGTAAAGCCGATAAGACGAAAGCCTGAACATAAATATTATTGCAGGATATGCGGAAAGCAATCTGCAGGGAAGGCACTCTGTCAATCGTGTGCAAATTTCGTAAAGCAGATGAAATCCCGGGAAAACCCTTCGTGATGTAGTTATTAATCATCATTTATGGGGGTGCATATGGATATTGAACAGCTTGCAAGGGAGTATCTTGCAGAAACGGATGATCTGATCAGGAGGGATATCATCGCAAATATATATCGGACATTGAAACCGATGATATTTAAAATCTGCAATAGGTTCACGAATTATGCGGAAATCGATGATCTGACCCAAGAATCATACTTCGGAATACTGTTTGCATTGATGGATTATGACCCGAATAAGAGTAGGTTTATATATTACGTTCAGAAGCGTATTGTATGGCATCTGATGAGATTTCTATCACAGAGCCAAACATCAGCGATGGATGATTACATCAGGATAAGGAAATTTGAAGATAATTTCTTCAGCAAGTACGGTTTCCTTCCGTCAGATATGCAGATTGCTTGTCATATGCGAATATCTGAATATGAGCTTGAGAAGATAAGGGAAGAGGTCAAAAGAGCAAATACAATATCCCTTGATGAATTGATTCCTGGAACTGATGTCACGATTCAGGACAGCATTGCAGATGATTCATCAGACTTTATGGATGATATATGCAGGGATGAAACTCGTCAAATAGTCCGCCAAGCGGTAAAACGTTTGCCGAAAGATGAAGCCGAGATTATATCAAGGCATTATTTTAACGGTGAAGAGATAAAATCCATCGGAACGGATGAGAAAACATCCCGAAAGATATACAGTAATGGGATGAGGCATCTTCGGTCTGATAAAGAGATATACAGACTTGCGATTGAAGAAGGAATATTGTCACGGGGGTATAATTGGCATTATTCGGGAGAATCGCACACGGAGTGGGCAGGGGTCAAATTATATGAGATATCTCAATTGTTTAATTGA